CCCCAAATATAAATGGTAAATTGAACGGCTCAAGCCTTTTGATAGAAACAAACACACTATCGCCATAGTCAACGCCGCTGCCCTCAGTAACGGCGTCCTCACCTAAAATGCGCTTTAACTGTTTGACGTTTTCTGATGTTACTTCAGCCTTGCCAAGCCTATATGCAAAAGGTTGCCAGCCCTCAGACTTGAGCATGTTTCTGTATGACGTATCTCCGGGGCCAGCCCCTGTTATGCGGCCTTCGCCAGCAAGCCAGTAACCAGTAGCAACTGCGGCTGTTCCCAAGAAAATTCTGCTCGCGGCTAAATCTTTGTGACGCCCACCCTTTTCCAATTCAGCGTAAAACGCTGGTGATACAAAATTCAAAACGCCAATACGCGAATTGGCCTCATTGGCAATGTTTGTGAGCGTCTTACTAAATGGTGCCATTGGCTTGAAATACCATTTATTCATCATTTTGTTTGCGCCGTTGTATATCCCGGCAAACGGCAATTGCTGGTCAATATCTGCTTGCAGCGTCACTTGCTTGCGCCAAGCGTTCATGCTCATGTCAATGTTGCCGGGCATCTCTGTCAAAAACTTTTGAACGTGCCGCGATGCAATTTTCGTTGCCTCTTTTTCTGCGACACGCGGATCAACGCCGCGTGACGTTAGATCTGCCAGCGTGTTGTCAAACACCTTGCCCCCAGCCCGTGCCGCCTCTTCATGCAACTGAACGCGCTGTGCTATGCCAGCAAAGAACTCATCAGCCGCGCCAAGCGCTCTAAATGGTATTGAGTAAGCAACGCCCATTGCGTTAAACACCTTGCCGGGGACGGTGTTTGTTAAATCTGGAAACTCTCTAATTTGTTTTGTAAATGGTATTTTGTAGGCGGCACCAGCCCAATACTGTGTTCTCAGCGGATCTCTGGGCGCGTCCTTTGCAGCGCCGCCCTCTGCAAATTTGCGGAACATCATTGACCAACCGTCAATTATGCCATTCTTAAAGCCAGACATTCTGGCGTAAATGTCTGCGCCGTAATATCTGTCTGGGTCAGTCTTATATCCAAACGTCTTTGCAAGGCGCTGGCGCAACATGCCAATAGGAACCGCCGCCGCACGTTCCGGCACATCAAGAAATGCAAAAAGTGCGTTGCCAGCGCCATTAAAAAAATGCGTCACTGGGTCATTAAGCATGACTGACTGCGCCATATAAACTATAGCCTCGTATGACTTGCGCTTGACGCTGTTTCTGAGCAATGCATTTCTGGCTGCCTTGCTTTTTGTTGTTACATATGTTTCAGCAAGACGCACCAACTGATCATCGCCGCCCAACTCATTTAAGGCATCTCGCAATTCTTTTTGCGTTAATCCACCAGCGCGATCAGACGCACCCTTAAACACGTTCATTGATCTGGCTATGTCTGTCTTCGCCCCAGATAACTCAGCCAAGATCATGTCGTGTTGCGCTATAGCCTCGCGCAATGCCAGCTTGCCACTTTCGTCTAATTCGCCACGCGATGCCAAAAGCATCAAATCGTCAACCTTGCCAGCGCTAACATCGTGCAAAACCACAAGCCCGGCCATACGCTCTGCCAATTGAGCGCCGCCAATGCTGGCGTCAATGCCTTGCCCGGAAAATATCTTTTTTAAATTTTCATTTGGAACGCCTGCATCTTGGGCGCGTTTATAAATTTCATCAATTGACATTGGCTTTTTAACGTCAACTAATTTTTCGTCAGCCGCCTTTGCCGCCGCCTGCACTGTCGCCGCAAACTCATCGCTGTCATAAAAGCGCGTGTTTACTGGCCCCTCTTTTAAGCCAGCAATTTTTTGCGCCTTGGTTGGCGATGGCACCTCACGCGCCGTGCCAATCTCTGCCTGACGCGCCTGCAAACGCGCCTGCATCTCTTCTAGCGTTACTGGCGGTGGTGACGTTGGTTGCGGCTGTGGTGCCGCTCCCGGCGCACCAATGACAGGCCCAACAGGCACATCAGTGACCGTTGGCATTTCCCCGGCTTCTTTTGTTACCCGCGCCTCTGGTGACAACCTTGCGCCCGGCTCAGTCAAGCCGCCAATGATTTCTTTGGTTTTGCTTCTGGCTAGCTTAGACGTAATCCCAGAACTAAGGCTGGCGACTTGCACATACTCATCTTCTGGCGCACCAGTCTCAGGCGCGGCATTGATGTCTGCCTCTGTGTCCAGAATGCTACGCCGCTCATCCGGTGCTTTAGGTATCGCCATAGTCTATTCCTCTGATTGACCAGCCTCTTGCGGCTCTGCCTGCATAGGCATCACTTCGCGCTTTGCGTATAACTCAGCAACTAATGACATTACATTAGTATTCTTCTGCTGGTTGTCCTTTTGATCTAATGAGTTTGTCAAGTTTTCCACGATCTACTCCTTCAAATTCATACCAAGGTATGCTTCCACCCTCAAATGCTTGGACGCCCGGAAAGTCCTCTGGAAGAACGCCAGACTTTTTACTAAACACTTGATCGAACATACCATCTAATTCTGTTTTTGTGAACTGATACGGCTGACCGTCACTTGTGTTGTAAATAAACCGGCTTCCACCACCCGGCATTTTTTCGTATGACACACCAGAATATTTAGTGTGGAACCGACCTTCAGTTATAGGCATCATTTCTGTTGGGCTAAAATTCGCGCCGGGGCGCTTAGACCCCATACCAACAACAGCCTCTAGCGTTGGATGCGAAACAACTTGTCCTGATGACCTTACCCAGCTTTCCCAGTGGTATCTACCAACAGATCCAACATCACCGCGTCCAAGGCGGTTATAAAGATCAGGAACACGATTTAACAATGAGCGCTCAAGTGCCTCATATTGGACAAGCCCTTGTGCGCCTTCAAACTGCTTCATAATGTCGTCATAAATCTTGTCGCCGCCGCCCCACATTTGATTGATCTGGATGCGGTCAAGAACCACAACATCGTTGCGTCCAGATACTAGCAAAGCAAATGACAGGATCTTGTTACCAATGCCAGTGCCTTCTGCTAGTGAGTAGTATTCGCGTCTTATTTCTTTACTGTTTTTGCTTTGGTCTGCAATTAAGTTATGTAAGCGCGTTAATGCCGACACGCCGCCTTCATCAACAGCAGACATTTTTTTCAAGAAAACTTCACCAAAGTCGTTTGCATTTGATGTGGCACTTTTGCCGGGCGCACCTTCTGGCTGTATGCTCATTGACATCTCACGCCAAGCCGCGCTGTCAGCATCAGACCATTCACCACGCGCCGCCTTTTGGATAAATGGCATTGCGGCTTCAGCCAACTCAAGATAACCAGCCTCATGCGGGAATGCTGACATGCGCCTTGACAAGATAGCCCAGAGCATAAGTTGACCTGTTAACTCAGGCCCAGACCCAGCGGTGTATGCATCAACAAACTTTTGCTGTACTGCCAAGCCCTCATCAGCCGCTTTGATTTGATCCGGCGTAATTTGCCCAAACCAATCAGCCCACTTTTCCGGGTTGTTTGCGTGTTCGATCATCCACGATGGCGGCATCGACACTTCTTTTTTGTTTTGCATCTTGGCAACCATAGTCGCATATGATTGCGGCGAGGCCAGCGGGTCAGGGAACTCTTGCTCAAGTTGCGTCATCACCGGCTTAACTTTTTCTGAGTTCTTTGGCGTCAACTTAATCGGCACCAAAGATTGCTTGCCAGTACCCTCTGGCTCAAAGGCATCAACATTGACGCGATATTCTGGCGCTAAACCGCTGACTGTCGCCTCATCTGATGCCTGTGACAACCCTGTTGTCGGTTGCTCAGATCTGGCTATACGGCCAAGCCCAGCCAACACCGGATCAATCACATCCATAGGATCACCGCCAGACATAAGGCGATCAGTAATAGGCCCACGCTCGGCCATCCGAGCTTCGGCAGCTTGCCCTGCTGTGTCCAGCCCTTGGCGCACAGCACTGCCAGCAGCCGGAATAGCTTTACTTAAAACCTTGCTGGCTACGCCACCGACAGCAGCGCCCACAGTGCCAGCAGTGCCAAGTCTAGCGGCTGCTTCACCAACAGTAGGCCCAAGTCCTGCCGCATCCTCAACGGCCATTTTGCCGCCTTCAAAGCCTGCCCCATAACCAGCGCCTGCGACCATACCAGTCCTGCCCGGATACTTGGCAGCAAGGTCATAAGGCATAGCAGTGCCAGCCGCTGTTTTCATTAGCGTGTCTTTAAGCAACGATCCTGACACTTTTCCAGCAATAGATTTCGCGCCCATAGCGTAGAGCTTGGCAATACCGCCAGCGTAAGTTAATGGGTCTGCAAAGATACCGCGAAATGCGCGTTTGATTGTTGCGCCATTTGTTGCTGTGTCAGAGTAGGTGTGGAGCATTTTCAAAAACGTCATAGCGTTTTCTTCGCCAGCATTATCTGACATAAGAGCCGCCACTTGAAACGCAAAGCCGGGTACGCTTATACCGCTTTTGCCGGGTATGCCAGCAGGCCCGGTCATGTTCCAATTAAACTCAGACATTAAATCCAGACCATATGCCGCCGCCTGCTTGTCCGAGCCAATAAAACGTTCGCCATCATTCATAACAGAAAACATTTTTTTAGACGCGCCGATCCACTCAGGCATTACAGCAAGCTGATCTTCATTATATTTTGGCGGCACCACCTTAATATCTTCGCGGCGCTGTCGTCTGTCGCCGCGTTTTTCAACAGGTTCATCATCAGGTTCTGGTGGCATAGAAACATCGTCAAAACGCATATCCCGCAACATAGGTTGCGGAGATCCCAAGAAAATGTGGGCGTCTGCCTGATAGTCAAATGCTTCTTTTAGCTCATCCATTAATCTACCAATTCATCTCTCAAAACAATGTTTCGCTGAATAGCTTTGATTTTTTTCACGACATAATCGTAATCATCGTCAGACATATTATAACCCCGCCTGACGCTATTGATTTCGTCAATTGTTGTATATTCTGTAAAATCTATGCCGTATTTATCTAGCCGCTCATCAGTTGTATTAACCAACCTTGTAATGATTTTGCCGTACTCGCTCGACATCAAATCATTTTTTAACTCTTTTGCAATTTCAACCTTACTAGGTTTTTTAGTAATATCCGGCTCATCTGCGCTAGTTTCCCAAGCACTCATTTTTTCAATAAATCTAGCGTCAACTTTTGCTGTAAAACTGGCATATGCTTGGGCTTTTTTCTTTGAAGGGTTCAACGTGCCGGGAACAATTTGCGAATGTTGGCGAGCAATAGATGCAACTCCGCGCTCAATTTCTTTTGTTGCCGTGTTCATTTTTGGCAACAATCTTAACTGGGCTTTTGGCCCCACGCCCTTTTCTTGTGCAACGGCTTGTAGTTCTGCCAAAGTAGTGATTTTGTCATTATAAATTAGATCTAATAATTGCAACTCACCAACGGGATTTGTAGGCTCGTCCTCTCCTAATGCTCGCTTTGCTTTTATTAATGCAATAATTCCCTGACCATCAATAGCATCCCCATTGGTGTCAATTGCAATTTGATAAATTTTTGCTAGCTCCATATCAGACGCAGGGGTTCCATCCACTGCTGTTGTAAAACCTACTACAGCACCAACTAAATCTCTGTTTGCTGTTTTTAGGTTGTCGGCCTCAACTTGATCGTCAGCAGTCTGCCTAGCAGCAATCTCTGTTCTTACATTTAATCTAAATTTAGCTTGCTCTTTGCTATCCAAAAGCGCATAGACTGGCGTCAACGCGCCCATATTGCCACTGCGCAAAGCACTAGTTTGGGCGGCGCCGGGCAAACCTATAACGTAATCAGTCAATACACCAACTTGCACATCCCTAACCATTGTTTGTATTTCTGTTGATTTGCTTTTTGCGTAGGCTAAATCGCCAGTGCTTATTACAACGTCATTAGCTTGACGCGCTAAGATATTCAGATCTCCAATTGCTTTTTCAACATCTACATCTTTGGCCGTTAATATGTCTCTAAGCATGTCAGGCAAACCAGCCAGAAACTCATCTGAGGCAGCAACTTTTGCCGCCCGGTTAACCGACAACTGCATTTCAAGTGCAGATTTATAAACAGATGACGCACTAGTGTTTGCCGCAGCGTTATATTTGAGGGCTTGGTTAGGATCAATTGCTGCAATGATTTCAGAATGCCCAGTGATCATTGCGGTAAGGTCATCCTGCATTGCGCCAATTTGTGCATTTGTATATAAGCCGCCAGATTTAATAGCAGCAGAATATGCGGAAATTTTTTTGTTTGCGTCAATCTCAAGCTCAGTCGTCAACTGCTGCGCAATGGTAGCGCTGGTTACAGCCCCAAATACAGTGTCAGGGTCACCAACAATTTCATCAATGTCTCTGCCTTGAGATATTGCGTCTTGGATTTGTTCAGCAGTTACTGGGTTTTCAAATGCGTACTTGGCCGCCTCTCGCTTGGTTTGAGCGACCTGTTTTTTGTAAACATAATCACTCATGCTGTTAAGGCTTTTAGCAATGGCGTCATAATTACGCGCCTTGGCTGCGCCTGTCGCCACAAAGTCAACAGTCGGCACTGATGGTATGCCTATACCCAAGGGTCTATATTTTGGTAGCTCTGCCATTACCCGCCGTATCCTCTAAACCCTGCTCTCGACACTGTTGCCGATTGACCAGCTTCTAACCCAGTACTACCACCACTCGGTTTGCCGCCCAAACCAAACTGACCGACAGAATAGGCAGTTATTGTTGTTAGCGCGGCAGTCCTGCCAGCCGCCATTGCTGATTTAGCTTGTGATGCATATTGCATTGCCTGCGCCTCACCAACGCCAAAGGCGATCTTTTCACCGTCGCGAGTTAAATACAATTCGTTTGCGCCTTTAGCTTCGGTCATAACGCCTAAAACGTCAGCGCTGCCACTGAAAGCATCAACGCCCCCGGCTGCAATTCTAGCGTTAATTGACGCTTTGGTTTGCAGTATGTTTTCCATAACGGCAACGCCTTGTTGTTTATATTTAAGCGCCTCAGATCGCGCCTGCACTCTTCTAAACGCAGCTTGCTGCATCAGCCCTTTGGCCTGTTGTTGCCCTACTTTTAATTGCGAGTAAGCGGTGGCAGCGGTTAACCCCGCTAATACAAATGGAATAGCCTGTGTCATATTACTGTCCTATGCTCACCTTGTAATCAATCCCAAGAAGGTTCATTTTTAGCGGTACGTCTTGGCCGATTGTGATTTGACCATCATAACTATAACCCAAAACGCCGTTCAATGTCTTGATGCCTGTGTATTCTTGAACCGCACCATCCAAAACTTCAGTGCCAAAACTTCTAAACGGCACCAGCTTTCCATCAATCGTCAGAGACTGCGTTTCAAACAGATCAGCATTAATTTCAAAAATGCGTTTTTTAAATCCCTTCAGTGACCCGCTTGGCAAATTTGGCTCAACAGGTAACGTCTTTACCTCTGGCGTAAAGTTGAGGCCAATCTGGTAACTTGTGGTGGCGGGTGTTGCAAAAGTAATCTCAACGGCACTAGGCGGTGTTGGCACGGTCTGATCTGGCTCTAAAACACCGTCACGAATTATCTTGACTGTTTTATTTTGTAACTGTGGCACAGATATAGTTGTGCCTGATGTGCCTGTTGTTGCGCAATCAAGAAGCGTGTCAGCATCAAACACCTCTACATAATAATAATCTTGGCCGCTTTTTGTGCGTTGAGTTACAACATAAATATCATCAACATCAACCGCAACAGCCTTAAACTCACCGTCTGTTGTCCACTCTGATGGCGCTATAACATTCTGGCTGCGCAGCAACGTATAACAAGCAATGCTCCCATCATCACCATTGATAATCAACAAACGATCACCGTCATCAGTTGAGGTGGATTTCCTGACTGCCATATCTGTTGGGGTCTTTATCAAGTGCGATGACAGTAATGATATTTTTACTGATGTATAGGCTTGAACAGTATCGCTATAAATAAACTCTTGTAGCGACTTGCCTTGCCGTTGAACGAAAATAGTTGAGCCATCTACGTTTTGGACACGCACCCCAGATTTTATCCCAAATGCTGTTTGCTGTTTTACAATTAGGCTAGATGGCGTTATCGGGGTATCCAGTGACTGTGGCACATAGAACTCGCCGCCAGTTGTAAACACTTGCAAGTGCCTACCAGAATAAACATCAACAATTGCGTTAAACGTGCCGGTGTCTAAAGTTGCCTCAACACTTGCGTCATCTAAAGCCTCGCCAACGTCAAAGTTAAAAAAATCAGAAACCCTAGACCCCCAAATTGTTGATGGCCTTTGCTTGCTCCCGCCAAAAAACAAACGCCCCTCGTGAAATGTAGCACTTCGAGGCCAGCCACGGCTCGATGACCAAGCGTCCTCATAACCGTGTTCTGTTTCAAAATTACCCGCTGTGATCGCGGTAGTGTCAAAAAATGGAACCTCAACCAACGCCTTCACAGACGTGTCGGTGACGAACTCAGTTACACGCGCACGGCCAAATCCATTTTTAGCAACAATATATTCGTCAACCGTAGCTGTGCCAAATGGTTGCACTTTATAATTGCTGGTAGCGTCAGGGGCAGTATCCCAAGTAGGGTAAACAGTTAAGATTTTTGTCGAGGCAACATAGTCCTCAACATGACGAACTTGACCAGAACCAGTGCCGCTAGTGATGGTTATAAACATACCATTCGGCTCATCATCTGTGGTGTAGCTGGTTGCTGCTTTTAGCGTTATTGTGTTAGCTGTTCCAGCTTGAGCCGCGCCAGTATCAGTTGTTGCCGATGACGCAGTGAGCGTTATATTACCTGATGTTGCACTTGGCGTAACAGTATAATTCGGCTCATGTGTGTCGAAATCAAAAGCGTATTTAGGAATGTGGCTGAATTGTATGTTTTCAATATTCCATTTTTGATCGTTTAAACCACGTTGAATAAGTATAGGTTCCAAATCCTCATGCACCAAAATTAAACTGTCGGCGCTCTGAACCCAATTCATTTCAGCCACAATATCTTCTGTCAAGTTTGGTATGCTTGGGGCATCAGTTGATGTGTATATAGATCCATTAACCGTGCCTGATATGCCTGTTATCTGCTGCCTGTTTTTGAATATATACATTATGCCTGATACTAGGCCGGGGCTTGATGCGGCACTAGTAAACACGATCATATAACTGTCGGAAACACTAAACTCAAAAGGCACCATCCTGACAGACCCAACACTTACGGCATTGTCAAGTTCAGTAATGTATTTTGTGCCATCTCGCCTTTTAGCACCGCCTTGAGGCTGGATGCTGACGTTTCTGGCTGTGGTTAATCCAGACTTATATTGGGTTATATCTGTACGCGCTCGCAGCTTTGGATCAATAGCGCCAGCCGTAAAATCATTTTGTATTTGGATAATACGGCTCATCCTAGAACCTTATGTCTGAAATTGGAAACTCTTGTATTGTTTGGGCTGGCCGGTCAGCGCCGTCAATATTAATGGCAACACGCACCAATCCACCGCGCATATTTTCAGATGGTGCGCCATAAGCCTTCTGATGATAATAATCAGCCTTTGTAATTTGGTCTGTGATTGGCTCGGCGAACTCAGACGCCAGCGCTGTCTTTAACAGCCTAACAAAATACGGCGGGAATATGACCGGGTCAGGCAAGAACTGGTAATCAATCCAAACCTCTTCGTAAGAAGAAAATAAACCTGTGCTATAAACTTCAAAATCTCTTACCGGCAACGCGCCTACAGCGCCGTTGTTAAATACAGCTTTTGGGTTGCCAAGTATATCGCCCGGCAATGCAAACTTATATTTCCACTCGTTAATCGGGGTGCTGGCAAGGCGGGACAACTTCACCTTTTTAACAGACCAAGAATAAGGATATTGCATAATCAATGTGTCACGCACATCATCATAAAGGCGGTCGGCAACTTGTGCGCTGTCTGTGTTTTCTGAAAAAGAAGATAGGGGCGAAGCCCCAAGCATAATTAAAGCGTCAGAACATATTGAAAGTTTGGTATCGCCTGATGCCATTTAACTAGCTCCAAATAGAGGAAAGGGAGCCGGTTGCCCGGCTCCACTTAGATTAGTCTGCGTCAGCGACTGATACAGCCGTGCCGTCTGAGATGTCAACAACGCCAGCGGCGTTTGACAAGACCACAGCAATCGACATTGTTGGGGTTGCGCTGTCGTGAACAAAGATGATGTCACCAACCGCCAGTGTGTCTGACAGGTCATTGAAATAACCTTCTGTGTTCACGTCAGCAATCGCGTCTGCTGATGTGTAGGTGTACATCGATGGGGCGTTGCCCTTCTTTGCTGCACCGATCACGTTCCATCCTGCTGAATTGAAAGCCATTTTCTAAACTCCTTTCTATTCAGTCGCTGAGATTTTGACAATACCATCGTCATCAATGGCTACTGCACCGGCAGAGAACATTGAAGAAACAAGGAATGATGTCTTCTCAGGAACGTAGTTGATTTCAGACTTTTGGTTCATGCCGATACCAAGGCCGATTGCATCGCGATGGAACGCAAAGCAAGTGCGGGTTGATGGTAGTGGCAGGCCACCTTCATCACGATCACCGAGCGTAATGAACTTAAAGCCTAGGAAGGTGTCGATCTCGCCTGTTGAAAGAGCCTTCACAGTAGCAAAATCGCTGCTGGTCAGTTCTGTCTCATCAAGTAATGATGACAAGCCGTTTGCGTGAATAATCATGCAACGGCCTTCTGCTGGTACGTTTTTCACATCCAGAGCCTTTTTAGCTGCGAGCAACTTTGCGAGGTTCATGTTTGTGCCTGCGCCACCAACAGATGTTGCAACGGTTGACGGTGAGGAAGCTGCATTGAGCGCGTCAATAACAAGCTGATCCATACGACGCCCGATAGCGCTACCCACAACAGCGACTAATTCTCTTCGCTCGTCAAAATTGACTTTCTGCTGTGAAAAGATGTCGCTGTACTCGGCAGCGATGTAGTCGCTCATTGTTGCTGTGACTTGTGAATAAGTCACGTTCAGAGGTGTAACATCAGTTTGCGGAACGCGAACTGTTGCGGTGCCTTTTCCGATCTTCGGAAACTTCACCTGATTGCCTTCGACACTTGTTCTTTCGCGAGTGATGCCAGCCAAAGCACGGGATGCTTGATAGGCCTGCTTCACTTCCGCATCGAACAATTGCACAAAAGCATTGGAAATGCCTACAGCCATTTTCCTATTCCTTTGTAAAAGTTAAAACACGATTAGCGCCTATCAGGTATCCTTGCGGGCTGTGGCTTGGGCATATACGCTACGCCCCCAAGCGTTGGCGACAGGTCGAAAGCCGATTGTCTGTCAATAGGGATTATATGTAAAAAAGAAGGAACTGTAAACAGTTCCCTCTTGACCTTTATGTTGGCGAGTATTCGTCGCTGCCAAAAGCCTGCTCAAACATTTTCTCAACCTTTATTCTGTAGCTTGGGTCTGTTTGATACTCTGGCTTTCCGACCATTGCCATCAACTCTTCTTTTGATGGCGCACCGGCAAGTGGTGCAACATCTACCGGGATAGCCTTGTCGCCATATAGGTTGCGGATTTTTTGAAAAACTCTTATGCCTTGGGCTGTACCAGCCATAATTTTAAACTCTGCAAAATCATCCTCAGACAAAACGCCCTTGCGCACCATACCAGAAGCCCAGTCAGACATTGACTTAATTATTGCGTCAGCATTGTTGCCTAGTTTTTCGTATTCTTCTTTGTAAGATGTTTCTGCTGCCGCAGCCTCATTACCAGCCATAGAAATGAACTTTTCAGCAAGCTCTTCAAACGCAGATTGGCTAATGCCGTTTTCTTTAGCCCAGTCTTTGTATGTTGTGTAAAGCTCGTCGTCTTCTGGGATGCCTGCCTCGGCAAAGACGCTTTCGTCGTATTCTTCTGGGGCTTTGTGCTTTCCTTGGCTAAACTTTTTCTGCAACTCAGAATAAGCCTTTGCCAAATCTTCGCCGCTGTTAAACTTTTCTGGCAACCACTCAGGCTTTGTTTCTTCGGTTGCCGCCTCTGACGCTACTGCGTCACTAGATACAGTCTCGCCGTCAGGCTTGACGTGTGAGATTGTTTCTTCTGCTTGCTGCTGGTTATCGTCACTCTCAATTTGAGCATCGGCCAGCAGGCCATCAGTTTCATTCATAGTGATCTCGCTCTTTTCATTCGCCGCTCAATTTCCCTGACCAGACTATTCTGGCCTTCGCGAGCATAGCCGTGGCTGGCCTCTTCGCCGGGATACCACGTTGGCTGCTCTATCGTCAGCGACCTTAGATGGGTGAGCAGCTTTGCCCCATCATCGCTGGCGAACACGCGCAAATAAAGACGATCAATGTCATCTTTATCAACTTGTTGCTTTTCTGCTATTTCGGGGTTTACGGTTTGCAAACCTTCCCAACCGTCCGGGTTCATTAGATCATCCCTTCTGGTGGTGCCTCGCCTTCAACTGGCGCACCACCCTCTGCTTGCGCCGCCATTTGGGCGGCTTCCATTGCCTGCTGCATCATTGCTTCGCGTTCTTCTGGTGTTGTGCGCAACTCAGCCGGGATACCCAGCTTGTCAGCAACATAATCTGCAATGCTGCCTGTCTTTACAGCCATTTGACCTTCTGGGCCAAGGGCTGACGACATTTGCACCCACTGCATAATTTTCTCAATATCACCCATATTTTGCGCTTGCGCAATTGGGCTGACCGGCGTCACTTTAACCTCAAGGCCATTGACGCGCAGTGGCATCTCAATCAGGCCACGCTCATCCATCACATACAATATACGCGCAATCATTGGCACCATAGTCTCGGTAATCAAACGACCAAAAGCGGAGCCAAGGTTCTGCGCCAGTTCTTTCATGCGTTCTGCAATCTCTGTCGCAGACCTTGCGCTCATGTTGTCAGGCG